GTCGAGTATAAAATTAAGCCTCCTACCCTAAGGGTAGGAGGCTTAATTTTATACTGCGGTTACGTAAGGATTAAATTACGCCCACCTCCTAAGAGGTGGGCGTAATTTAATACTTTACGGTAGATAACACTAAATAAAATCAGTAAGATAAGTAGAAATGTCGACCAAAGAATCCCTGTTACCGTTTGCCGAGGCCGCGGAGGCGATGGCCGTGTTGATCTCGAAAGGAGCCCCTCAGTTTGAGGGAGCTGCACCGTCACTCGATTCTGAAACACTAAAGGATCTCGCTCCTTTAGTGGAAATCAATCGGTTAGGTCTGATTACACACGATTCGCAACCTGGCCAACCCAGCAGTGAAACGATCCTGGACGGGAACGTATCAGGAATTCAAGAAGACCTCGACTGGCAAGAAAAGCAACTTGCTCTGGCAACGGAAGAAGGGGATGAATCCGCCGTTCGAGATTATACGGAATATATCGAATATTCCAAACAGAAGATTGAACGAATAAAGAGTTTAGCAGGACAGTACTCTAGTACACGGGAACGTGCCTATCTATGCGGATTGATGAAGCCTGAGGCGGGGCATCGGTTTATTCATTGGATGAACACATATACAGACAAAAAAGCCTTTAGCCCCACTCTTCTCGGCAACTCGAATGAACAATCCTATGACTCCATTCTTGTCACAGAATTCCTCGTAGGCCCCACAAAAGAAACAGCCACAGAACCTGATTGGAGCCCTCAGACGACTCTCTTGTTGTCCATCACCCCGGTCATGATGGAAGAAACAAGACATGGAACAGGTGTAAAAGATGATATTTCTTCGTTACTCTATGTGAACGTGTATGATCCCGTATTTGGTCGTCGCGACACGAGCCCTGACGGCTTGTACGCAGATGTTTTACGCGGTCTACGGGAATCTGCATCGAGTGTTGCGAAAGGTGGTGGAAAGACACGACGAAAGCAGAATCGCAAAACACGAAGACGTAGGCAATAAGAGGAAAAGGAAAAAGGAAAAAGAAAAAAAAGAAAAGAACGTTCTTACCGTCAAATATAAAATTAAGCCTCCTCCCCTTAGGGGAGGAGGCTTAATTTTATATTGCGGATACTGTACGGTACACGCAGAGAAACTTTGCGAATAAGAAAAAGGTTTTTAAGAAATTTACGCAATCTCAAGGGGGCGACGCTGGAGATCGGGGGAGATGGTGGTCTGGAGCCAAGGGCTGACCTGCTGCTGGGGATTGGGGGGCTCCGATCGAAGATCCCAGCTGGCGTTGCGAAGGCTCTGGCCGACCGTGTTGACACCAATAAGGGCACCCGCATTCAGGAAGTTCTTGCCCGCGATATCACCGGCTCCCATAGGGTTAACCTGGGCCCACTTGGAGTTAGGGTCGTTGGGGAGAAGCTCAGGAGCGGAAAGTTGGTTCTTGGGGTAGCAGTTCGCCGGCTTCTCAGAGTCGGGGAAGGGCATGGGGCTGGGGCTCAGATTCTGGAAGCCCTCGGTGGTCTGGTTAGGCTCCATGGGAGAGACAGTCTCGTTGGATGCGGATCCATTGTTAGGGTTGCCCTGGACAAGGGCTTCATCGGCAGGGCCGTTGTGGTAAGCACCGGCCGATTCTCCATTAACCGACATGGCTGCACTGTTGCTGCCGGACATCATAGAACCTGGCATATCGCTCATGTCCACGCTGCTATTGTTGCTAAATCCCTCCGTCTTGCGACGGAGGAGGCCAAAAAGGGTAGGGTCTACAATGTAAAGTACGCCGACCAGGATTGCAACGAGGAGGACGGCCAAGAGGATATTCCGGGGAGTCAGCATATCTTTATCTATCTGCGATGTCAGGATTTTTTTTTGGACGTTCGTTTGCGTTAATCCTTTTTCGGGCTATCTTCTTCCTCCTCTTCGGAAGATTCACTCATCCATTCGCTAAAAGCCGATTCATTATCCGAAAGATCGTAGGCATCGTAAAATTCGGAAGCCAGACGTTCAGCCTGCTGCGTGGCTTGCTCTGCCGTTCGAAAGGCTGCTCGAATTTGTTCCTTGGCCTCGTTCTTCTTTTTCTGTGTAGTAGCCGGGTCTTGGAGAACCAGGGGATTCTCATCGGCTGAGATTCCTAGATCCGATACTTCTTCCACTTCTTCCCCAGGACTGGCTCCCCATTCCAAATCAATCAACGAGTCGGGAACCTTTTCCAGAAACACCGTCTTGAAAAAGGGTTGAATGGTAGACCGGGAGAGTTGAAGTCCGACCAATGCAAGATCTACAAAACAGGGAGTCTCCACGGCCGTACAGTTCACATGGGTATAGGGGCTCAGAACAACACCTTCGTCTTTCTCAATACATCCCCAGAGAGGAGTGATGACTTCCAGAGAGGCCAAGGTCGGAGGATGTTTAAACAAGGATTGCGTTTTACACAACTCGGTTAAAGTCGACCGTTGAAGGGTCTTCAAGAACTCTTGTTGCGTTAGTGTAGCAACTAATCCGGTAGAGGTTTGTTCAAATCGCACGCCTGCACGGATGGGAACTGCAAGAGGTACAAAATAGGACTGATCAGGGCGGCGTTCCGGGGTAGAAAACATTCTACCTTCTTTTGGACAAGGTAGGTTTAGGCCATTGACTTCGTTCACACGATAAAACTAAAAAAAAAATAAAAAAGAGAAAGAAATGACCGATTCTAAAGAAAAAGAGAAGGAAAAAGAGAAAGAACGCGATCGATATGCCGAAGCCAATGGAGATATTGCTCGGGATATCGGCGACAAGGTTCTTTCCATGATGCGCTCACCTGAAAATCAGGCACGGGTTCAATCTATTTTGGATCCTATTGTAAGTCATATCATCAATCGTATATTCCCTTATATTTTACTATCGGCAATTCTCTTTCTAATTTTGTTTATATTGACCATCGGTACTTTCTATATGGTTATGCGTTCCTCTCTTCCTGCGATGAGTCTAATTGCAGATGTAACATTAGACGGAAGATAATAGTTTGGATACATAGAATGGCAGTTGCAGTCTTTGATACTGATTTAATTGTTGGAGAAGCCGTAGCAACGCTCGAAATGAGAGACGAACAGAAGCATGTACGTCTACGGGCTTCGTTTACAAAATTGCCTCCGGGAAACCATGGATTTCATATCCATTCTCATGGTGATTTACGAGGAGAAGGATGCAAGGGGGCTTGCCAGCATTTTCACAAAGGATCTCCCTCTGTCCATGGAGGAGCCCCCGGTACCTCTGGACCTCGTCATACAGGCGATCTATCGAATATCTCTATGAAATACGGAGGCACTTATAGTTATTTACTACAGAATCTAACACCCGAAGAACTGTTTGGTAGAAGTCTCATTGTACATGCCGATGAAGATGACAATGGACAAGGAGGTGATGAAGAGAGTAAAATTACGGGTAACTCAGGGGCTCGGATTGGATGTGCAGTCTTTGGTCGGGCGGCTCCTTGTAGTACTAAAAAACCAAAGATAAGAAAGATAAGAAAGATAAGAAAGACAAGAAAGATAAGAAAGCATTAAGCTGAAATCTGTTTTTGCCTTTCTTGGCTTCCTTGACTCCCCTGTAAAAGCGTAAATTCCTTATTTGTCAAGTGTGCCAAATGGAGTGAATGAAAGGTATCTAAGACATCAAGTTCAATAGGAGGAGGTCCTGTCGCCCACTTCTCCCATTGTTTTTCTCCCATAAGAGATTCCTGTGTGTCTAACAATCCCTCCAATAGTTGCTTTGCGGTTTCATAGGGTTTCGTATCCTTGACGTCCAGAAGAGGCAATACGGTCGTCAAGGGACCACGAAACTGAATCATCCAGAAGGCTCGCTTGAACGGAAATGATTTCAATCCTGACGTATAATCACATCCCATTAGAATACACATATCCAGAAACTGCTCATACGTAAATCCAATCTGTCGAAGTATTGTGGAAAGTGTGTATTCGCTCCATCCATAGGCATCTCCTGGAAGAGCATAGGATTCTGGGACGAGGAGTGTTTCCACCCCTCTGGCCAACAAATCGAAATCATGGCTGATGACGGCCACGATTTCGTTTCTCTTTGCAAAATGGGCCAGAACTGAATCAGCTTCGCAAGATGCATTGAGAGACACGATTCCGCAGGCGTAGAAGAGTTGCTTGGCCATATTCCGTTCTTCCGAGGTTAAATACGTTGAATTCAAATCAAGGCGATGGAGTTCCTTGGATACCACTTCTGTTTGTAGTTCGTTCATGGGGACTTCGTCTAAATCTTTTTCTAAATGTCGTTTCGTCTCTTCTGAAGCAATACGAAGAGCTGCCCGTTTTTGAAGTAAAGTTCTTTTTTCGTCAGGTGGTTTGCCATCAAAGATCATAATCGGAATCACTCCGTGTTGTTTACAGGCTGCAATAAATTTTCCTAGATACGTAAAGATAGATTGTCGTTGTGCTTTTGCTCTGTAAAGAAATCCAAGAATATCGATACCAATCTTCTTGCCTTTCCATTTGCTCCAATCAAGTGGATCATGTGGTTTTTCTACACCAGTTGTACTTGCAACCCATCGTAGAAACCCAGTTAAACCCCGTATACCCATTGTTAGTAAATTTGCATTGTAAGAATCCCTATAGAGTATCTCATTTTTTGTCATAGGGTTTCGTCATACACATAGAAAGGGCTTCTGGCTCTACCATTACGGCTTCGGTTCGTAGTCGCAGTAATTCGGGCTCCACTAATTGACACAATACGCTCTGACGCTCTGCCTCTGTAATGCCATTTCCAAATACCCATAAGAAAGCAATATGGGGAGCCAAGGCGGCTTTAAGTATATAATATGCAAAAATGTTTGTGTTTTCTGTCCATCGTGGAGGGGCTCTTGCAAGAATCTGAGTCGCTTGGTAATCTTGCCATTCTCGTTGAAGATCCCATGGTTGATTATGCCATCCACACCATAACCATTCTGCATAGAGTTCCGTCCAGGCTTCAAACAAGGCAGGTTGGACTGATGCGTCCTCTCCTAGACCCCAGCAGGGAAGAGGCTTTTCTGGCATCTGCCAATCCCATTCCATGGCGTGAATTGTTTCGTGGAGGAGAACGCGATCATACTCTTCGCTCCGGTACACATACACGTTCGGTTGACCTGGAATCGCCCAGCCTCCGTTTACGGTTCGTTTATCCGGCCACTGCGTTGCCTTGATTTGCCTTGGATCATGTCGCCACCATAAGTGGACTGTAAATCCAGTTGGAGCCCCTACCCACTCCAGAAGTGCATGTACTTCAGAAGCGATACGGGATGCCTCTACTGGATCCTGTGTCAGCAAAAGAAGACATCGCTCCTTTGGTAAGTCAAAGGCAAGTTCTTCGGTTTCAGACTCTTCCATAAATTTCAAAATAACGCCTTCGTCCCATCCATCAGGTCTTGCTTGACTTTTTACGTGCTGGTGCTCGCTTGGAGAGAAGGGCCTGGACAACGGTGTCCACGGCGGCTGCTGTTCCAGCTGCTGTTGCTGCTGTTGCTGTTGCGGCTGTTGCTGTTGCTGCTGTTGCTGCTGTTCCAGCGACAGCGACAGCGACAGCGGCTCCTGTTGCTGTCTCTGTATGTTCAATGACGGCACCCTTTGTACTTCGTCCTTTGACTGATATTCCAGAACGCTTTTTCGTAGGAGACTCCATGCTTCGTGGAAGTGGCTCATCTAGTATAGTATTTGCTTTTATGGGTGTATCTTGCCGTATCGCCTCAAACAATCCAAGAAGTCCAGCCTCTAATGCTAAAGGAGTTCTATACGATGTATGCGGTTCGGTCATTGTTAAGGCACGCATGCCCCTCCAAACTAGTGCGGAAGGCAACGAATCAGCTTGTCGCTGTAAAGCGGCTGCACAACTATCGATAATTTCTGGTCCTGTTTGGCACATGCTCAAGGCTTGATAGACACGCCCCCGAATCCAAGATACAATACGCAAGGACGGTGGTTTTTCACTCCTGGCTTCTTGGATCAGTAACTGTACGAGTTCATCATAGAAATCTTTACTACGACGAGGCCATGAAGGAACATTTCCATCTGGGAAAAAGGTACAGATATCTTTGATACGCTCGGGGCGTCCTTCCAACATGTCCCATGCAATCTCTGTACGCAGAGGAGGAGGCGAATCGGGTAGAGTCGCCCATGTTTTATAGGGCATACGAGGGATACGTTGACGTACAAAGGCATCCTCTAGCAAAGCCAGAGAGCCCGTCATTTCACGGGCGGTCATCCAAATCATACCCCGAGCCTCCGGAGGCATGACAAACTGTTGTAAAACGGCACGAACTCGAATGGCAGCGGGCAAAGAAAGAGAGTGGGCCCTTCGCAAAATAACCAATTTACGAGACGAGGTCCGAAGACCATTCAATACATCTCCGGATGAGAAAAACATCGTCAATAAATCTCCGATAATTTGTTTATCCTGCATGGACAAGGTCGGAATATCAATCTCAAAATGAAAGGGGCTCGCATAGACACGGGCATCGTATCCATCCCCCACTGTAAACTGTTTCAATTCTAGCGGAACTGGCAACGTGGTTTTATGGGCGGCTTCTATCCAGGCTCTGGCCTGTGTTAGTTTTCCAGATCCACTCGGACCGAGGAACAACCAAGGAAGATTCAGACGATCCATCTATATCTTCGTTGGTGGATGGGTTTAGACGGTTTATCGTTCATCTATCGTTCATCTATCGTTCATCTACCGATTCTTTATCCGTTTGCTAAAGAATCTCGTAGATTGCTAATACTAATGGTGCTAACACTGGCCGTAATCAGAGCACATGGGAGAACCACAAGCATGACAACCGCTAGCAAGAATTGAATCATAATGCCGGGGTTGTGTGAAAAATGGTAGAGAGCCAATGCGTACGCTGTGAGACTGGTTGCAAAACTAAAGACACTGACCACCGTCAGCAACTTAGTATTTTGAGCCGAATCTTTCGGTAATAAAACAGCATAGGTGGCGATGGTAATGGTGGACAAGGCCAGACAAATGGCTATGGCAACATAATACGGCCAGTTCATTCTATCAGGGCACTTTTTTTTCTAGATTCGACCCACCGGCTTAACTTTAAAAACACTCTCAAACGTATTCCAAGAAGCCGGTGTTCCTGCAGGAGTTGCTACTAATACTACAATTCCACACAAGATAAGAATCGTAATAATGGTAGGAATAAAAAATCGTTGGAAATAAATATCGTTAATTTCAGGCTCTACTGTTCCCATTTACTGCTCCGCCCTAAAAAAAATTTCCATAGATAGGGTAAGATGGCAGAATCGACCTATCAATGCAATCCTGGGCTGAAACGCCGGGCAGGCGAACCCTGTCTTCCTCTTGATGCGATTCAACGATTAACAAAGAAATGGAATGAAACCCATCCCGGACATGCTATCCAGCCTGTACAAACGCGAAAGAATCGTCAGACAAAAGGACCTCAAAAAAATCTTCATCGGAAAACCTGGAAGCAGTTACGGGATGCTATGAAATCACATTACAAATGCGACAATGATTATTGTATTGTCAAAAAAATCCCAGGGCTTTCGGATACAAATCGGAAAGAATTGCTTCCCTATTTTCGCCCAGAACGCCCCAAGGAATGGGATTCAAAACTAAATACGTGGCTCGACAGTTTTAATTTGGAAGACGTTATGCGACAATACGAGCAGGCGGATCCCTCGTTTGAGTTCATTGGTCCAGTTCCGATTGATTTTGATAGCAAAAACGAACAGTGGGGAAAGTGTATCGTGGATGAACTCTGTAAACTAGATTTATCGGAATTGGCTAAGAAGGGGAAGAAAAAGATTGGCATTATTTTCAATTTAGACAAACATGATGAGCCGGGCTCCCACTGGGTTTGTGCATTTGTAGACATTGCAAATAAGAAGGCCTATTATTTCGATTCCTACGGATACGAGCCTGAGACAGAAATCGAAGCCTTCTTGAAACGTTGCAAGGACCAGGGATGTGATGGTGTCTATTGGAATGATATACGACACCAGAGAGAAGGTTCGGAATGCGGTATGTATTGTCTTTATGTCATTATAAGTTTGCTCAATGGGAAACCATTTGATGTGATTTGTAAGAATATTGTTCCGGACAAGTTGATGAATCTCTGTCGTGATGTTCTTTTTGCGGAGGAAGCCCCTCGCAAGGAGGCGATTGACAAGGCCCTTCCTTTGCTGACAGTAGTGTAAAGTATTTGACGGTTTTTGATTTTTTTAAGGAAAATAGAAAACAACCCAAATCAAACTGGCGGCCTAGCCGACAGTTCGATTGCTGCCCTTCCGTTGCTAGAAGTAGTGTAAAGTATCTGACGTTAATGATTTTCATAGGAAAATAGAAAACAACCCAAATCGAACTGGCGGCCTAGCCGCCAGTTCGATTGCGGTGCCTTAAAGGGAAACTCTTCTATCTTCCTAGAAGAATGTCGCGTCAGGCCCCTCAGAATCCTTTTTTAAATGAACCCAATTTCAAGAAAATAATTGGGTTCCTTCGCCATCATTACACGACCAAACTAGGAACCCAGGCCCTGCCCGAGCGTATGGAAACGCGTATTCAGACAACGGTCCAGCACTATATGAAAGAAGTGGCACGCGTAGGTCCCCCTGGAAAACAGGTGGGACAGTTGAATCAGGAAGTAGTACGGGAGGCGACGTCTTCCCTAGACACCTGGATTCGTAAACAGGAATCGGCGACTCCTCCGACGACCACTTCAGTAGGAGCCTTTTCCAGACCCGACGAATATGTCCGCCTGTTCGAAGACACCAATACACGGTACGAGACGCTGATGGCCGATCGCACGGCCCCTCCTCCCGTAGTTCCTCCGGCCCCCGACTTTCGGAAATCCCAGGATATGATTGCCGAATCAAATGAAGACCCTGTTCTCTTGATGCAACGTCTTCAAAAGCAACGGGAAGAGCAGGCTCGTGCGATTGGTCTTGCGGGCCCTCCTCCTTCAGGTCCTCGTCTTGAAATTAAGGAGGATCTGGCTCCCAGTGCCGGCAATCCTGTTCCTCCGCAAGCAGAAGCCCCTCCTGCTCTTCTGGCTCCCCGGCCCCAAGACTATATTATTCCGCAGGAAAACATCGTCAAATACCGTGAAACGGAAATTAACCTCTTCATTACCAGTGCGGATCGTGATTGGCTTCGGAATACATCAGAAAATCGCTACAATTTTACAGTGAATTTCAATACCGGCTCGAAGAAACAGGGGTTCGGATTTAATACTTCGATTCAAACCAGGCTTCGCAACATCCAACGGGTCGAATTTGTAAAAGCCATTTTGCCAACTGAATCTCTGACCACTCTGGTCAAGGTAACCAATGATTCACCGACCTATGATACAACACGCGTAATCAATGTCTTTTCTCTGCCCTTCATTGGAATTCGTATTGATGAATTGGAAACCAATGGATACAGTACAAATCCTCAGGAAGATGCGACCTTTGCCATCATTCAATATGATACTACTTGGAATTCGGACCATACTTCACAAGCCTCCAACGGTGTTTCTTCGGCACCGGTCCTGACTCGCTCCGGCTACACCGGCTTTATTCCTAAATTCTTGAAAACCCAGAAAGTCTATACACCGACGCCCCTGGCGACGCTTCAGAAACTCTCCATTCAAGTCCAACGGCATACGGGAGATGTATTGAGTACGCAATCGGATGTGCTTTTCTTTCAGCGTATTTGTTTGAGTAGTGCCTTTACTACCATTGGAGGTGGTTCCCCTTTGTATGGTGATATCGGAGCCGCCTCTCAAAATTCCTATAGTTTCTTACAAACCTCTAAATACTTTCCTTTTTCGGCCGTCGGTGAGGGAGATTTGATTCAGATACAGGGATATGTACCGACCACCACATCGGTTGCGGGGACTGATTACAAGACATGGTTAACCAATGCGACGGGACACTACGTCGTGGCCACGGCCTATGTGAATACTTTTGGAATCCTAGTGGATGGTCGTAATAACGCTGGCTACTGTAATGTTATCATCATTCGGAATCGTTTCGACGACCCGTCAACGGGCTCTACAGGGCGCAGCGACTCCTATTACGGTGGCTCATCCTCTAGTGAAACGACCTTTGCAGGGGCTCTGGACAATACCACCTCAGAGCCGAATCAGGTTGGTGCTGCTCTCATCAATCTCAGTCGTCAGACACACATGGTGCTGCGTGTTGTCACCCGCGATATGGATTCGGGCTCTAATATTCGCCCGGATAACGTATAAGAGGGCTTTTATGCTCTTCAAGTAAAAAGTACCGTCAAATATAAATTTAAGCCTCCTCCCCTTAGGGGGAGGAGGCTTAAATTTATATTGCGGATACGTCAGGATTAAATTACGCCTCCACCCTACCGCTCCGCTATGGGTGGAGGCGTAATTTAATACTTTACGATACACAGGTGTAATTTTTACTGATTATAGAAGTAGAGGAATGCATCAGATGCTCATTCTGGCGATGGTTGTCTTAGCCATTTTATTAGTTCTCCTAGTACCGATGGCCTATCGACGGATACATCCGGTCGAACACTTTTCTGATGATACAGATGCCTATCAAAAGGGCCCTCGGGCTGCCTATATTGAGAAGGGCAAGGCTCTTTACAATAAATTTGCCGACACCAACGATATTCTACGGGGAAACTTTCTTAAAGTAGATGACAAAGGAAGCATTGATGCAGGAAATCGCGATTTACAAAAGATTCTGACCACTCCGGGTCTAGAACCCTCCGATTCTTCTGCCACCTACCTGGGCATTCTTCGCGAGGTGTCATCGGCCCAATTGCCTCCGGCTAGCGGGATCCTCCAAGATACCAAAAAGTGCGAGGCGGTCAAGGGACGTAATGGATGTGCTGTTCTGGGAACTCCCGGATATGAGAAGTGTGGCGTATGCATTAAGGAAGGCACGACTCACGATGGACGCAATGAAGGAAAACATATTGGAGGTCTTCTCTTGATCGAACAAGATAAGAAAGATGCTGAGGCAAGTCGTATTCCCTATCAGCCCACTGTAGGCGAATGTCCCGAAGGATACTTTTTTGCCGATCAGGCCACCTGTATCAAAGAAGCCAGACGAAACAATTGTAAGGAAATTGGGCAATCCGGTGGATTTACGGGTGGAAAAACGGCAGAAGGGATCCCCTGGTCGCCTGAAATTGGATGTATGCAGAATCCTCTTGCCGCAGAGACCTTTGTGTATAAACCCAATACACCGTTTGATGTCATCCTTAGGGTGTTGACCCCGACGGGCACGGGTGTCTGCCGAGTCTGGATTAACGACGGTTCGAAACAACTAGCCTACGGTGAATCCCTCGTACCCGGTTCTGAAATGACCATCCTTGTCAAACAGATTACCGAGTTAAAGCAAGTTCAGGTCGTCGTAGCGTTGGAGGCCCCCCAGAGAGCCAGAGGAAAGACGGAAGCCTTTCTATATGACCAAAATCTAAATTCACAGTTTAGTGCAGGCTATAATCAAACGCGTGAGACAGCTACCCAAGTCTGTGCACGAATCGGAGCACGGCTAGCAAGCAGAGCAGAAGTTGTGGATTCCATGAATGCAGGAGCCCAAGTCTGTGGTGCTGGAGTTACGACAGATACGATTGGATTTCCGATGCAGGGGCGGTTTAAACCTGGGGGGTGTGGCCCCAAGGGATTTAATGATTGGGGATCAAATGGAAAAGGACACTCCTGGTGTATCGGCGTGAAACCTCCTGAATCCACAAACAAGGCTGGATTCTATACCGGTGTCTCTTCCTTTTTTGGTACATTTGGAAATGGAAATGATTGGGAGCCCTCCCAGCAAGACACACCAAACAAATGGTCCCGACATGGAATCGATTACCAAGCCCCGTTCTATCGTGCTATTTTGATGCAGTGGGAAATGGCGGATGGGTCCGGTCGTCGCACCGCCCCCTTTGAGCCCTCCATTGTTGGCATCAACGGCATGGGTCCGAATGCCATTTCTTCGGATGGAACCTCGACCTTCAAGATTCTGCGTCGCCTCGGAACCTTTGCCAGGAGCACCATCATTATGGGGCCACGACCCACCGGCTCCTATCGTATGGCCACCAATCAATTCTGGATTTGGAGCAATCTGGCTACGGATCAAGTCGTCCGATTTGATGCTAAAATTCCTGGAACGTTTACTGATCCTATGTATTACGAAGACACTGTTCGGAATCCTCGTGGGCCCTTCTTATCGGATCCTGCTGCAGCAGTTCTCCTTCGTACCTCTCCCTGCTTGAAGGAAGGACAAGTGGCCGGCAAATACAGCATAGCTTGCTTGGCCTCTTTGTTCCAGAGTGCGGGAGGCGACATATCCAAGGGCAAACTGGCGACCGAAAAGGGAGGCCTGGAGCAACTTAACAAGAAGGGAGATATGGATGCTATTTCAGGATATTTAAGTAATTTATATTTCCTCGCAACGACTGGCAAGGACGCCGACGGCAACACGGTCGGAAAAGACAGCAAATCGAATATCAAGGCCATCAATGATGCCGCCCAACTCCTCTTTGGCTTCGATATTGCGAATCCTTGCGAAGACATTGGGCAGGATTCCCAGGGAAATCTCATTCTGACACCCAAAAAGGGAACTCTGGATGCCTGGTGCCTTGATTACCTATGGATGAATGCGGGAACCGATATGGGTCGTGAACAGGTCCCTCCCAAGGGCGGTCTCGAAGGTCTTGCTCCTTCCTATATTCTCATCGGCGACCGTTTCAGTGGCTTGAAAAACAAAGAAGCGACGCCTAAGGCCAGAGAAAAGGCTCCCTTTACGACCTGCCAACGGACCGGTACCTGGGCTCCTGTAGGACCCTCTGGCAAAGTCAATCAAACAGCAGTGAATACTGTCAATGCTGAAGCGGCAAAATTAGGTGCTAAAAATGGTTCTTTCGTTCAGAGTGTTCAAGATTACTACGCCATAATTCATTACGGTGCAAATCGAAAACCTGGCTACAATGGAGATATTGAGAAATGCTACGGTCTTAAAAAAGCAACAGACAAGAAGGCTACCTGTGGCATTATGGCTCGCTATGTTCGTGTGCTAGCCAACAGTATCAATGCTCGGAACGGCTATTTTGGAAACTTTGCTATACAAATTCCTCAAATTCAAGTCTTTGATGGAGACGGGAATGAGTTAGCCAGAGGCAAGCCCACGCAAGCCAACAATAACTGTTGCGGGGGTATCAAAGAATTTGCTGTCAACGGCAATGCTAGAAATCATACCCACGGTGAAGGAGAATATCACAATGAATCGAGTGGCGGTCCTGAATACGAATATTGGATGGTCGATTTGGGAGCCATGATGGCAGTAGAGAGGGTCGTTTTCTATTTTAGAACAGACTGTTGCTCTGAACGCCAATTGGCGGCTCCTATCCAACTTTTGGATAACTCCAAAAAGATTGTGGCTCAGAAATATCTGGGATCGACGACCTTTCCGAACCGATGGGGTGATGCAGAGACACTGGAATTCAAAGCAGAAGACGGAATTATGGAAATCCCAATGGCCTCCCTTGTACCCGGTCAAAAAATCAGTCTTCAGACGGCGACCTCCTGGGATCGGTATCTCCGCCATGCTGGATTCGCCTTTTGGGTGGCAGGATTCAATCCCAAGTCTCCCGATCAAGGAGTTATGAATGACGGAACCTTTCTTCTGTCGCCTGCCAACAACGGCAAGTCTGGGTATGTCAGTCTTCAGTCAGTGAACTTCCCCAACTACTTTATGCGACATGCTGGATTTCGCCTGTACCTCCATGCCCGAGGAGGAGACCAAGTCTACAAGGATGACTCCTCCTTTAAAATTATGCCTGCACTCAACGGCGATCCTACCATGATTTCTCTTCAATCCTCCAACTTTCCCGACCGATACTTATCCACTCATCCAGACGACCCAGGGGCTGCCTGGATCACGACAGTGAATCAGGGGTCTAACTGGGACAAGCAGAGGGTTTCTTGGAAGGTCAAGACCCCGTTGAAACCTTAAAACCGCATAAACAGCATAAACAGCATAAACAGCATAAACAGCATAAACAGCATAAACAGCATAAACAGCATAAAATACATACATACGATTTTACATTTTTTTGGTAAGAAAATGTAAAATAGTTGCTAGACGGTAGAGGAAGCATGATCCAGTGGATTTTTTTGCTTATCGTAGTCGTGGGTCTCATTGTGTTGTTCTTTTTACATCGGAACCAAAGCAAGAAGGTTGAAGGATTCGGTGCTTTTAAAGATGAATCCATGCGATTTGCGAACGCTGAAAACAATTATTTCCAAAACGTGGCCGGCAAGGCTCTGTTTGTCAACCCCGGATTGACCTACTCGAATCTTAATGATGCACTCGCATCCCCCGATCTCTATGTTGCAAAGACTGTAAAGAAGGATTATACACCTTATTTGATGGTCGATCCTGAAAGTGCCTTTTCCAGCAAGGATCGTGAATTCTGTCGCGGGGCTGTTCATCCTCGCAATCTACCGGCTCGGAAACCAGGCTCTGCTATCGGATGCGGATGGTATTTTGTGGAAGACCCCGACACGGCCTCGGTCGGTGTCCTGGGTACAGTGGACGGCCCCTCCTTCTCCGATCTTCCAGGAGGCGGTGTTTGGATGTGGGATGTGATAAAAGCCGGTGAACTGGAAGACATTAAAGCCTGTAAGCGAGTTACCTCCTGTGATGTAATTGACGTGGAAGGAGTCAAGGGAGCTTGTGGTTTCTGTGCTACAAATGGGTATGCTGTTCCGATTAACGGAAGCGGGCAGGTTAAGTATCCCGAGTCAGAGGAAGGAAGTTGCGGGGAACCCACTAAAAACTCGAAAGCTGCCTGTGAAGTTCCGATTGTACAGGGATACATGACGGAAGATGGTGTTGATTGCGGGACTGCTGGACGTCCCTCCCCTGACATGAGTCTCCGTCTGTATACCAAGGCTGAATGCGATACCCTTGGAGGAATTCACAATCCTGACGGTCAGTGCCTTCGCTCGGATGGAGGCTCTTTTAGTAGTGACTGCAAGGAGTTGAACGTTCCTCCGGCCCCCCCTCCTTCCGTCTGTAAACCTGATGCACGAGGTAATTTGTCTAAGGACTGCCTCAAAGGAATCGCATTATCGCTTGGATATTCCAAACAAGGAGGCGTGATGCGACAACTGATGATGCCAAAGGTTGCATTGGGTGCGACCGATATGGATGCTTTTAACATTCTTCAAAAAGCAGGAATTCAGGTACCTGAATCCATTCTAGGAACCGGTTCCATTACGAAAGAGGGAGCCGGTGCTCTGTACAAGAAACTGTCCGATGCTGCATTCAATGGAGCCTCTAACCAAATTAAGCAAGCCGCCAAGTGGTTTACCGTGGGTACCACTGAATTCGACATTTGCGATTACAAGACAACACAGAGAGGGCCCTTCGGCACCACCTGTCTCCAGAGGGCATTCCGTACCAAGGGATGCCAGGCCTCGGGATCCGAATATCCCAGCGAAAAAACAACCCCCGAATACGCCAATATGACCTGGGGAGAGCTCAATTCCAAGTTTACGGATTTGTTTAAAACTATGAACTCTTCAGATCCAGATGTGCAAGATACAGCTACGGAAAAATGCCTTGGACTGACCCATACACGAAAACCCCCGAGAAATTGCGATTTTGATTTTATAAATGAACCAAATGCACCTACCAAGACCTGGAATGAATTGAATCAAATGTGTGAAGCGAAAGGTCAACGTTTGTGTAATTCGAAAGAATTATGTCCTTCTGGTAAACCGAACCCAAAGTTGAATGTATTTAATGGACAAGACAATTGGATGGCAGTGAGTGATGAACCAAATCAATGGCTCACCTATGCTACATTTGACAATCGTTTGTGTAAAACCCATTCCCAAGCAGGATATGGTTTACCTGGATGGGGCAATACAAAGGATTCTTACAACTTTTATAGAGCTGGAAAGTGTTGCCCCGCGAAATGCAAGGCTCCTTTTGCAAACCCTCCTGATGAAGTATCTGGATGGCAATACAAGGGATGCTTTAAAGATTGTTCTCAAGGCAGAGGTCTACCAAATTATCTTGGACAAGTATCAAGTATTGCGGAATGTATTGCAAAGGCGAAGGCTCGTGGATTTAATACCTCTGGAAATCAATATTTTGGCCAATGCTGGGCCGGTAATAATACGGATTGGAATAAGATGGGAGATGCAGGATGTTGCGAACCTCTTGGGGGAGGCTGTACGCAGCAGATTTATACAAACCCTGTATCTTGGGTGGAAACAGCCGTCAAGGGAGCATGGTTTGTGGATCCAAATCCTGGTGCTCGGCTGAAGACAATTGGAATTAGTGATTCTAACTTTTTTATCGGAACCAATACGGTTGATGGAATTTATGGAAATCGAAACCCCACCAGTGGGTCCTATTGGCAATACAATGGACTCCTAAAACAAGTAGATACGAAAGGAGAAAAGTTAATTGTCGGCATAGGTAATAATTCAGATGGTTATATTTACCAATGGGTCAACAACGATTGGCTCTGGATTGGTGTTCGTGCCAAATGGGTCAGCATCGGAACTGATGGAACGATTGTTTGCGTCAATAAAGATGATGGCACTTGCTGGAGATATCTAGGCACCCCGCAAAAATGGGAAAAAATTCCTGGAATTTGTGTTCAGATCAGTGTAGGAAATCGTGACACTATGTGGTGTATCACTAGTAACGATCAAATATATAGATGGAATGGCAGCAATTGGGACAATATTCCAGGAGGGCTAACTCGTGTAGCCGTTTCAGGCGGGGGGAAGGTGGCAGGTGTGAATAGAGCAGGAAATATCTTTGTCTATTCTGATAGTATCCGTGATTGGAGAATGGTGCCTGGAGGACTCACTGAAATTAGTATCAGTGAAACCTATATGGCGGGTATAAGTGTAAGTCCTGATTCACGTATCTATTTTTTAAAAATTTAAGGGGGCTAAGCACCTTTCGAACCCCGTTCTACCGTACCGTCGAGTATAAAATTAAGCCCTCTACCCTTTGGGTAGAGGGCTTAATTTTATACTGCGGTTACGTAAGGATTAAATTACGCCCACCTCCTATGAGGTGGGCGTAATTTAATACTTTACGGTACAGAATTAACTTACGCCTCCACCAAATGGTGGAGGCGTAAATTAATTCTGTACCGCTATATAAAACTCCTCCCCCTCTTGCTTCGCTAACGCTTCGCTGTGAGGAGTTTTATATTTGACGGTAAGAAATCCCTGACCCCTTTAGAATGGATCCTGCTACCGTGGTCTACCCATTAATTAAATATGGCATCCTGACCGGTCTTGCGTTCGGATTCCTTATCCTGATTATCGGCTCCCTTCTTGTTCATGATACCTGGTATATTGAACAGAATCCCCAATTCTTTTTTAGTGAAACCCTTGTCATGGGTCTCTTGTCCTCGTTGCCCATTCTTTTTATTTCGTATCTACGTCAAGGCACCCTTGTCAAAACAGCCATGGAATTCATTATTTTCTTCTTAAAGATTGTTGGGATTCATCTTGGATTTCAATTATGCGGAGTCTATTCCATCTTGTTTCCGAAGAGCAGTGGATTGTTGATTTGAAGTTCGGCGTACCGTCAAATATAAAACTCGGCCACTTATTTGCTTCGCTGCCGCTGTGAGGAGTTTTATATTTGACGGTACCGTCGAGTATAAAATTACGCCCTCTGCCCAAACGGCAGAGGGCGTAATTTTATACTGCGGT